TCATTAGGCTCGAATGAATTTATTGTTGGTGGAATACGTTATCAGCTGTCAGACGATAAATTAGCAGAATTACGACAAGGTATTGGATCGGACATGTCTATCTTTCCAATTATTAACGCACCTGGCGCACAGTTTGGTTCCGAAGTAGAACAAGCACTCAGAGAATATTCGAGATTGCGTGAGCCCTTCCAACTATCGGAAAAATTTGGAGAGGGTTTTGAAAGCAGGGGCGAAGCTTTTTCTGATCAAGATTCGGTAAGACCTGATAGTGTTTTATCGGCGGTCCAAGAGTTAGCCCGAAGAGGTGGCTCGTTTGCACGTGAGTATGTGATTGATCCTGTAGTTGGTATTGGTGGTGAACTTTTTGGAGGTGAAAAAGGCAGAGAGGCTGCGATAGAGGGTTTGTCCAAAATTCTTGGTAGAGTCCCTACAGAGGAAGAGTTAGCTATTATTAAGGCAGAAGGTTTAACTGGTTCAGAACGTGTTGGCGCTACATCTGATGTGACATTTACCCCTGCTGCACAACAAATGCTTCCCGCTGCACAACAAATACTTGAATCTCAAGATTTTCAAAGAGAACTAGATGATTTAGTGGGCGAACTAAATCAAGCAGAACAGGAAACAGATGCGGAAGAAACCGTTGATGCTTCTGTAACAGCAGGAGAAGAAGGAGATGCTGGTGCTCCGGATGATTCTGGTGTAGAAGATCCGGGATTAGTGACAGAAGATAGGTCAGAAACCAAAAGAACTGGATATGAAGAAGAGCTTGAGCAGCTAGTTAAAAAAGAAAACAGAGCAAAACGCTTTGGCAGACTTACAAGTGCTTTATCAAATTTTTATGAGCCTGGCATGACACGTGCAGAGAGCATGATTAGTCTTGGAAAAAAATTAAGTGAAGAAACAGAAAAAGAACAAAAAGCTATAGAAGCTCAAGCAAAAAAAGAGTTAGAGGCACGTGAAGAAATTTTAAGTAATTTTAACAAAAATAGATTCGATTATGAGCAAGATTTGAGTGATTCTATTAAGGAATTAGACACTGTTGATGTTGGTATTACAGTTTTGAGACAGGCTCTTGAAATAGTAAAAGGTGGTGGGGTCGCAGGACTCGGACCAGTAGTGAATGAGGCTGTTACAAAAGCTGTTAGGTTTGCTGGTTTCAAGAAAAAACTAACTCCGAGAATGGAAGCAAAACTCTTACTAGATTATTTTGCACAAGGACAAGTGAAAAATATCACTGGAGAATCTGGTCGAACCATATCTAATGTTGACCGAGAGATAGCGGCAAGGCTGGTTGGTAATATTAATAAATTGTTTGCTACTGAAGAGGAAATACAAGGTAATCTAGAACGTACGCTCCAAACATTCTTAGCATCATATAATAAGGCTAACAGAGATTTTGGTAGGGCACAAAGAAGGTTTACAGACTTAGGGTTAGAGGCTCCATACTCAAGAAATATAGTAGATTCTCAAGACGTAGGCAGTGACACAGAGTTTATTGGAGCAAAAGAATCAGAAGAAATTGCCAGAAACATTAAGGCAGGTAAATGAAAATATATCAAGTAGAAATGCCTGACGGTAGCGTAATAAATGTGGAACTACCTGAAGGCAGAAGAGAAGATGCAATCTTGGTGGCCTATGAAAAATACAATCAAAATAAAAACAAAGATTTTGTAGACCGAGCTTACTTTGAAGAAGACGTCGGTGTACGTGCTCCTTCAATCAGAGCTGAGTTGGGACTTACAGATAACTATAAAGAAAAAGAAAACGTCCTAAGAAGCTATGTAGGGTCAAAGGGATTTACCAGAGACTCACGAGGGCGTTTAGCTATCACACCCACAGGCCAAGACCGACTTGTTGCACGAGGTTTATTACGTGAAGAAGACAAATCGGAGAAAAGCATAATAATTGATGAAAAAGGAACGACTTTTGCAGATATAGCTGACTTTTCAGGTATTGTCGGCCCAGTTGCAGGCGCATTATTCGCACTTACCCCAGGTGGGCGTGTTCTAAGATTCTTAAACCGTTTTTCTGGCGATAGGTTTGCAAGGACAGCAGCAGCTGCAATAGGGTCTGGTGCTGGTGAAGCAGGAGAAGAGGCGGTTGAAGCTGCTTTGGGAACCTCACAAGAGTCTTTTGGAGACATAGCATTAAACGTCGCAGGAGAAGCTGGGTTGGGAGCAACAGGTCAATTTGTTGGCGAAGCTGTAGGCGCAGGTTACAAAGCTTTATTAGGCATGAATGCCCCTGCAGAAACTATCAAACTGGCACGAAAGCCTCTGGAAGGTATTGTAGACCCAGCTAAAGTTAGAGCTCTAGAAAGAATAAGAGGCCGAAAACTAACACCAAGAGAGATTCGGGAAGAGGCTACCGTTTATGGTGCTCCTCAACAAAAAGCTTTCGGGTCAGAATTTAGGAGCAGAGTTCAAGCGGCTGGTGAAACCTTAACAGGAAAACAAAAACGTATGTTGCCGCTAATAGAAGCAGAAATGGCCGAAGGCAGACAGTTGCTAGATAAGCTGGGTGCTTATTCTTTGTCTTTTGATGATTTGGTTAGTAAAGCAGACGCAGGCGCTCTTACGAAGGCACAATTTGAAATAAAATTAAAAGACTTACGACAAAACAGAATAAATGCTATCGAGCGGATCAACGAACTAACAAAAAAGTCTGCCAAATCTATCAACGCCGGGGCACTTTCAGGAGTGCCAGGTACAGGGCAGGCAGGAGAGTTTGTCCAACAAAATTTAGCACAATCTTATAAAAGTTTTATGAACGCTGCAGAAAACCAATATTTCCAAGTGCAAAGTTCTATTTTTAAACCTAAAACGTTAACTAGAGATGCAAATGTAATACAAGAACAGCTACGTCGTGGCGAAAAATTTGTAAACTCGGATGGCCAAGATATATTAAAAGCATATCTTAGAAAAGAAAGAAAAGATACTTTTGATGAACTTACAGCTACATCAAAAAATGCCGCAATACGTGAGGTTCAAGAGGCATTTGATGCAGTTCTAGCAGACCAAACAATTAAAGATATAGTTTTCAGAGAAGGCACAACCCTTCGTTTGTTTTTGCAAAAAAACCCACATATCTCCGAACGTCTTGGAATAAGACCAAATGAAATTGATCAAGTGTTAGATAATATTTCTGATAAAGCTTTGATGGACATAAATGATGTTTTTTTAAGAGATGTAATAGGCAGCTCTGCACCACAAGTCTCTAGATTTGTGAATCTAGTTGGAGAAGAGGCTCAAGTAATAAATTTCAAACCTATTAAAGATAGGTTAGATAATTTTATCAATAATAACCAAATACTAAAGAAAAGCTTAAATGCTGGAGAAGATTTGAAAGATATAAAAGCACTTACAGAAATGGATGATTTTATCAATTTTACCCAGCTTATGAAGTTTAAAGCAGAAACTAGTGCCCTAGCTAGAGCGAATAATTCTTTACCATCAACCCTGACTAAAGAGCTTGGTGTTTTAGGTGAAAAAGCTGACGATATGCTAACTGATTTAGCAAGAGGTGGCGAAATAGCTACACGTCTTTTCAAAGAAGGTGTAAGCGAGGCAGATAAAGCTAAAATACTAGCTAGCACCAGACTTTTGAAAGATGCTAATAGATTTTACAAAACAGGTATGGATGCGTTTGAAGTGCCACTTGTAACAAAATTGTTAAGTGATTACAAAAGAACGGGTGGACTTGATATTGATCAAGTTTTCGAACTAATAGTAAAAAAAGACCGTCCAGAACTTTTGAAAAGTTTTTTGCAAGGCTTTAGAAAAACAAGTGATGATTTAGTAGAAAGCGTCGTAGATCCAGAACAGGGCTTGATAATAAAGCAGAGATTAGGAGGCGAGTTATTGAAGAAAGAAATACAAGCAGCTTCAAACTTTGACGGCACAATAGATGCAACAAAATTGGCTAGACGTTTAGATTCCTATGGCTCTACCCTAGATGAGTTATTCGATAACCCAAAACAAGTTAGAAGTTTCATTAAAGATTTAGGACAAATTACATACAAAATTGATGAGGACGCTCTTATGAAATTGTCTGATAATCCTAGTGATTTAATAAAAGGGTATCGAGGTTATTTAGATGCCCAAGAAGAGGTTTTTAATTTAAAAAAATCTCAATTATTTAGAGACATAACTAACGCTAGTGATGAAGATGTGGTAGATGTGCTGCTAACACCACGTAATGCAAGCCAAATTAAAGAGGTATTTGATGTAGTAGGTCCTGAGGGCTCTGAGGCTTTGAAAACAGAAGCCATGCGATCAATCATAAGAAAAATGATAAAAAATTCTGATGCTAATGATATTCGTGACGTATTCAATCCAGACGTATTTCGTACTACTTTAGACAGTATAGGTGATGAGTCACTAACCGCTTTTTTTGGTCGTGATGTAACCAAAGCTTTACGTGAATATCAAGCTAGACTAGGTGTTCTAGTTGCTGCAGAGGGCGGTGGTGCAGGAACCCTAATAGCTGGAGCTGTAGCTATAAATGCTTTAAATTTAGCTTTTTTACCTGTGGTAATACAATTAGGTGTTATGCAATCAATATTTAAAAACCCAACTATAGTACGGGCTTTAACCAAAACTGATCGGCCTGCTCTTAATATGATTATGAGTTTTATTGGCAACTACTTACGACAAGTTGCTCCAAGACAGATAGGGGTAGAGCTTTCCGATATTGGCAGTCAGGCAGTGGCACAAACACAAGCAGAGATAGAAGATATACAGGCCAGACCAGAGGTTCAAGACGCAATATTTGACTTGAAATCACAAACCCAGGATGTTGCCCCATCCTTCAATATAGATTTACCGGATATAAGTGCTGTCAATTTATCTCGACCAAATCAATTATCTAATGACCCGGCACTAAGAGCTGCAATTCTAAGCGGTCAGTCTGATATTGTATAGACTGCCAAAGCTTTAGTTTTTCCCTTGACACTAATATCTTTAACGTAACTACAAACATCTGGGGCACCATGCGCAGTTGTGCTACCAATCAAAATGTCGACCCCTACTTCTTTAGTAGCACTTTCATATCTGGCAGCTTGGTTAACGGCATCACCTATGGCGGTATAGTCAAACCTTGTCTCTGAGCCCATATTACCTATAACGGCAGGACCAGTATTTATGCCAACACCAATCTCGACCCCCAAGTTGGCTAGCTTAACTTTATCTTGTATTTCTTTAGCACACAAAACCGCTGCTAACTCATGGTCTTTGACATCTAAAGGTGCGTTGAAGATAGCCATCATAGCGTCACCTATATATTTATCCACCATACCGTCATATTGTTTGACAGTATCTGCTTGAATCGTTAGCACTTGGTTCATTATTTTTGTTACCTCCTCTGGTTCTAGTTTTTCTGACAGAGCGGTAAATCCCCTGACGTCAGTAAATAAAAAAGTTGCTTGTCTGCGTTCGCCACCCAGCACTAATGACTCAGGATTGTCTTGCAGTTTTTTAACCTGACGTGGGTCCAAGTAATGTTCGAACTGTTTTTTGATTTGTTGGCGTAATTTGTATTGTTTTCTAAAGTTTAAGTAGAAAGCAACGGCTGCTGAGATGAAACCACCTATCAAACTCCAAGTAAAATCCAACAAAATGCCCTTTTTGATCAAATGAAGCCCTAGGTAGCCCGTAGAGACAAACAAAGTTCCAGCTGATGCCAAGCCTAGGGTAACACCTAAAAAACTCGTTAGAAGCCAAATGGTAAAGACAAAAATTCCAAAAATTAAGATTTCTGCCACTAAATGCCAATCTGGGATGTATGGACTGTTTTCTAATAGAATCGATTCTGCCAAAGCAGCTTGAATCTTATGTGGCTCCAACAATCCAACAGGAGTTGCGACTTGTGGCATGACACCTTTAGCTGTTACTCCAATAAAAACAAATTTGTTTTCAACATCCAGTTCTGACAAAGTGGTGCTAGGTGTATCAACCCAGCTAATCCATTTTCTGCCTAAGCCATCTACCTTAACTGGCGGTATACCAGGGACACGTATTTCTTCTAAACCATATTCGTTAGTCTTAATAATATATGTATCTGCACCCACCAAAGTTTTTAGCACTTGGGTACCAAAGCTAGGGACCCAGCCGTTAGGTATATTGAAAAGCAAGGGCAGTCGTCTTACTAGATTATCTAGGTCTACAGGTGCCGATACCAGACCTTCGTCTACCACCGAGGATATTTCACTGATGTTTGGTAAATATCCACTAATCGGTATGCCTGGCGCATCCTGACCTAGAACTACTGTACCAACTGGTTCTGGATATTGACCGTTATCGTATTGGAAGGTGGCAACAACTGTTGGTAAGCCCCGAATGTCAAAAGTCTTACCTAAGTAAAAGTCGCCACCTAAACGATCTCTGTCTACAAAACTGAGGACCCAGCCTGCACCTAAAGCACCCCTTAAGGCTAGTTCGTGATGAATCTCAGCTAGCCGTTTTCTTGGTAGGGGCCATCCGCCTTCGTTTCTTACGTCCTCCTCGGTTATATTCAATACTACAAAATATTCAGAGGGTTTTTGCTCTTGTACAAAAGTATCGAAAGTTTTTAATTTTAGCACTTCCAAAGCTGGCATCTGTAGCACCAAAGGTAGTGCCAGTATTGTTGTTACCAATAAACCTAAACGTATCATCCTGAATTTTGTATTATAGTAATGCTAGAAGAAGAGGCTCCGTTTATTTTGATAGTCTTGGAAACACCATCTTGTATAAAAATAACAGTATATGAGTTTTC